GCTACAAAATTAAGAAATGAGGCTTACGAAAAATTAAAAGATAAAAATTACGATTTAGTAAGACCACTTAAAGATTAGTATGGCAACAGGTATAACACAAAAGAAATCTTTAAAAGAAATTATTGCAGAAGAATACAAAAAATGTGCGGTAGACCCAATACATTTTATGAAGAAGTATTGTATGATTCAACATCCTGTTAGAGGTAAAATACCATTTCAACTGTTTCCATTTCAAGAAAAGACTTTAACGGAATTCAAAAATAATAGATTTAATATAGTTCTTAAATCCAGACAAACTGGTATATCAACACTATCAGCCGGATTTTCTTTATGGAATATGCTGTTTAATAATGATTTCAATATATTAGTAATTGCAACAAAGCAAGATGTTGCAAAGAACTTAGTAACAAAGGTTAGGGTTATGCATGAACTACTACCTAGTTGGTTAAAGAACGGCTCAATGGAAGATAACAAACTTTCCCTTCGCCTGAATAATGGCTCTCAAATTAAGGCTATTGCTAGTTCTCCTGACGCAGGACGTTCGGAAGCATTATCATTACTTATATTTGATGAGGCCGCATTTATTGATGATATTGATGAAATATGGAAATCGGCACAATCTACCCTTTCAACGGGTGGTGCTTGTATTGCATTATCTACTCCTAATGGTGTAGGTAACTGGTTTCATAAAACTTGGGTAGATGCGGAAGAAAGTAGAAATCCTTTTAACACTATTGAATTGCATTGGACTGTGCATCCTGAAAGAGACCAAAAATGGAGAGATTTACAGGAAGAATTATTAGGTAGAAAAGGAGCAGCTCAAGAATGTGATTGTGATTTTATTTCATCTGGTGAAACTGTAATTGAACCAGAATTATTAATGTTCTATAAAGAAACATATGTAATACCACCAATTGAGAAAGGTGGATTTGATGGAAACCTTTGGAAATGGGAACATGCTGATTATTCTAAATCGTATATGGTAGTGGCCGATGTGGCTAGAGGTGATGGTGCCGATTATTCTACTTGTCACGTACTTGATATTGTTAATTCAGTTCAAGTAGCTGAATATAAAGGTAAAATTGATACAAAGGATTTTGGAAATTTCTTAGTAGCACTTTCAACTGAATATAATGATGCTTTACTTGTGATAGAGAATGCAAACATTGGTTGGGCAACGATTCAGCAAGTAATAGATAGAGGATATAAAAACTTATTCTATATGAGTAAGGATTTGAAATATATTGATACTGAAAATCAAATGACAAATAGATATAGAGCCGAAGATAGAGGATTGGTAGCTGGATTTTCAACCACTTCTAAGACTAGACCTTTAATTATATCTAAATTAACCGATTATTTTAGAGAAAAATCAATTATAATTCGTTCATCTCGTTTAATAGATGAGTTATTTACATTTATCTATATGAATGGTAGAGCTGAAGCAATGAAGAGTTATAATGATGACTTGGTAATGGCATTTTCAATTGGATTATGGGTAAGGGATACTGCACTTCGTTTAAGACAAGAGGGAATTGATTTAACTAAAAGTGCAGTAGGTGGAATTACATCAAATACTTATACTGGTATTTATGGTGGTGCAAATAGTATGGATGATGACCCTTGGAAAATGAGGGTTGGGGATGGATTTGAAGATTTATCTCAATGGTTGTAGTGTTTTGATATTTTACGATATTTATGTTATATAATGTCAAAATAGAAAACTGATAAAATAAATTATGGCAGAACAAGAATTAGATGATAGTAAAAGTTTTTTTGGTAGACTAAAGAAATTATTCTCAACAAATGCTATTGTTACCGTTGACAAAAATGGTAAGCGTAGAGTTGTTGATACGGATGAGAAGCAAATGAGTACAAACTTTGTAAATCTTAGAGATAGATATACAAAATTACAAAGGTCATATTACGAAACCAATCAGGGTGCACAATCAATGGCATACCATCAGGTTCGTAGAGAATTATTCAGAGATTATGATGCTATGGATAATGACCCAATTATAGCATCTGCATTAGATATCTATTCAGATGAATCCACAACAAAGAATGAATATGGTGATATATTAGCAATTAAATCATCAAACGAAAATGTAAGTGCAATATTACATAACCTATTTTATGATATTATAAACATAGAATTTAACCTTTGGCCTTGGACAAGAAACTTGGTAAAATATGGTGACTTCTTTTTAGCATTAGAAATGGCAGAAGGTAAGGGTATTATTAATGTAACTCCATACTCTGTATATAATACGGAAAGATTGGAAGGTACTGACCCAATGAATCAAAACTATGTTAAATTTAAAGTTGAATTAGATAGATTTGGTAAAAAGGAATATGAGAACTATGAAATGGCTCACTTTCGTTTACTTTCAGATACAAACTTCCTTCCATATGGTAAGGCTATGATTGAAAATGGTCGTAGAGTTTGGAAACAATTACAATTAATGGAAGATGCGATGTTAATTCATCGTATTATGAGAGCTCCTGAAAAAAGAATATTTAAAATTGATATTGGTAACATCAACCCTAATGAAGTTGATAACTATATGCAAAGGATTATTAACAAAATGAAGAAAACTCCATTTGTTGATACTAATACAGGAGATTATAATTTAAAATACAATATTCAAAACCTTACGGAAGATTTTTTCTTACCTGTTAGAGGTGGAGATAGTGGTACTTCAATTGACAACCTATCTGGATTAGAATATTCAGCAGTTGAGGATATTGATTACTTAAAAGCTAAATTATTTGCAGCACTTAAAATACCTAAAGCATTTTTGGGATATGAGGAAGATGTAAATGGTAAAGCAACTTTAGCAGCACAGGATGTTCGTTTTGCTAGAACTATTGAAAGAATTCAAAGAACAATCGTTAGTGAATTATATAAGATTGCAATCGTTCACTTAGCGGGACAGGGTATTGATGATTCAGAAATGACAAATTTCCAACTTACTTTAACTAACGCTTCTACAATATATGAGCAAGAGAAAGTAAATCTTTGGAGTGAGAAGGTTAGATTAGCAACTGATATGAAATCCTTAAATATGTTATCTACCGATTGGGTTTACCATAATGTGTTTGGTATGAGTGAGGATGAGATGGATATGGAGAGAGCTAAGATGGTATTAGACCTTAAAGATAGATTCCGTTATAACTCAATTGAACAACAAGGACAAGACCCAGCAAATCCACCACAACAACAAAATGTGGAGGAGGAGATTGAAAAAATGAAGCAAGAGATTGTAGATAATAAAGGTGGTAGACCAAGAGAGGGAAATACTTACGGAAAAGATAAACATCCATTAGGTAGAGACCCATTGGGTAACAAAGAAAACGAATCTCCTAGAAAGAGAGAAACTAGAACTAACGAATCGAATAAGAAACTAGCACAAGAATATATAAACGGAATTTCAGCAAAAAAGAGGATTTTAAGTGAAAAAACACAAAAAACTGACCTTTTGGATGAAAATAATCTGTTAGATGACAGTAAATTTTAACAAACATTAAAAAGTTTATATTTATATGTGTTAGTTTATGTACATAGGTTAAATTATAGGGAAATAAATGAAAAAAATAAAACATTCTAAGGTTAAGAATACCGGAGTGTTATTTGAGCTTTTAGTAAGACAAATAACATTAGAGGTACTTAATGGTGATAAGACTGAGAACGCAAAACATATAGTAAAAGAATTCTTTGCTGCAGGTACTGAATTAAATAAAGAATTACGTCTTTATGATTTACTATTAAAAGAAAAATACAATTCAGAATCAAAAGCTGAAATGTTTGTTGAAACTGTATCTCAAGCACATTCAAAATTAAATGGTATAAAGCTATCTAAAGAAAAATACAATCTTATTAAAGAAATTAATTCAAAATTTGAATTAGAGCAATTTTTAACATCTCCTATAACTAACTATAAAGTATTAGCATCAATATATAAAGTGTTTGAATCTAAGAAATCTGAAAACTACGATATTAAAGATGTATTTAATTCTAAGATTACATTAATTGAGAACATTATCTCTAGACCTCCTCTAAACAAAACAATTGAGGTATCCGATAGTACAAAACTAATAGAAACCTATAAACAACAAGATAAAGACCTAAGATTATTAACCTATAAGATTCTTGTTGAGACTTTCAATAAAAAATACACAAATTTAGATGAAAAACAAAAGGGCTTGTTAAAAGAGTATATTAATAACATGTCTAATACATCTAAATTTAAAGATTATTTGGCAGTAGAACTTCCACAAATTGTGAAAGAACTAAAAGCAATTAAATCTAAAATATCAGATAAAGTAACTACAATTAAATTGTCAGAAACTATTTCTGTTTTAGAAAAAATGAAAATTGGTAAAACTGTATCTGATAATAATGTTTCATCTATAATGCTTTCTTATGAGTTAATCAAAGAATTAAAATCAAAGGTAAATGTCAAATAGACTAAAAGAAATAATCAGAGGTATAGTTAAAGAAATCCAATCTGAAAAAGAATTGGAGGAAATGACTGGAACTGGTGCAGTTGCTGGATATGATACTCCAAACGCATTTGCTAAACCTGGTCAAACTGCAAAGAAAAACAAAAGATTAGCTAACGTAACTGGTGGTGACGTTGTTGATGATTTAGAAGAAGCAAAGGATTGGTTGAAAAACGATGTTCCTGCTAATTCTAAAAAACCATTAGCAATAAAACCAACTGCAACTGATTGTAGTGATTCTGGTGAAATTGCTGATAAGAGTGGTATGATATTAGCAAAGGATGATGACGAGGCTAGTTTAAATGAAAATCGTTGGTTAGAAATTAAAAACGGAGATGGTTCACCTAAAGCTAAAATGAGTAGAGGTGTGACATCTATCAAACAACAATTAGGTGAGGTAGAGAAATTTGTTAACTGGTATTCTAAGATAAAGAACGAGAATGGAGTTAAGAGAGGAGATTACTATAAAAGAACAAATAAGAGTTTACATAAGATAAAAGAAAGGTTAATGAATCTTTCAGAAAAAATAAGAACATTATAATATGAACACATCAATTACAAAATCAAGACTAAAAGAATTAGTTAAAGAAGTATTGGTAGAAGAAAACGAATATCAAGCGTTTTTTGCTAAAGCATTAGAAAAAGCTGGAAAATCTATCCCATCTATGAGTGATGAAGAAAAGAAAGCATTTTTTAATAAAGTAGATACTGCTTGGAATGGTAAGGGTGATAAGAATGAAGCATTAGTTGGTGGACAGAAAAAATTAGATGTTGATAAGGATGGTGATATTGAGGGAGATGATTTAGCAGATTTAAGAGCTAGTAAAAATGAAGCAAGAGATGCTGATGGTAATGAATTTCCTGAACTAGATGATTTTAAAGCAGCTATCAAAAAAATGATTCAAAATAATGATGTTGAAAAACTTTTAAAAAATAAAGTTGTTTCATATTTACAAAAAGAAAAAAGATTTGATGGCGCCGGTAATACAAATAGTATGAGATTATACGATAAAGTAATAAATGATTTACTTAAACACTAAGAATATATAATGAAAGGACTTTTAATAGAAACAAAATTATTTGAGGGAAAGGTACAAGAAGATGAAGGTGGAAGAACCATTGTTAAAGGTATTCTACAAAGAGCTGGTGCTGAGAATCAAAACGGAAGAATTTATCCGAAAGAAATCTTAATGAGAGAAGCTAAGAAGTATGAACAATTCATCAAAGAGCGTAGAGCATTAGGTGAATTAGACCATCCGGATTCTACTGTAATCAACTTAAAGAATGTTTCTCATAATATTAGAGAGATTCATTGGGACGGTGATGATTTAGTTGGAACTGTTGAAGTTCTATCTACTCCATCTGGTAATATCTTAAAAGAATTATTGAAGGCTGGTATTCTATTAGGTATCTCATCAAGAGGTATGGGTTCTACTCGTAACTTATCTGGAAACAAAGTAGAGGTACAAGAAGATTTTGAATTGATTGGTTGGGATTTCGTATCTAACCCATCTACACATGGTGCATTTATGGTACCTGTAAACGAATCGGTTAATAGAGGTTTACAACAAATCGGAACTGATGTTTGCGGAGAATTCTGTAAAGCACAAGACTTAATGAGAGAAATAATAACTGAAATAGCATAAGAATGGCAAAGAATTTTGATATATACGATTTCGTACACAACAATAAGATAACCTTAAAAGTTGATGGCAATAAAGGAACAACTGTAGCGAAAGCATACAATGATATCCGTAAAACTAACTTGAAAGAAGTAAAGATAGTAAATGGTAAATTCAGTATAGCTGAAAGTTTAGAAGATGGTGACAGAAAATTATCTCCGGAAGTTAAAAAACACTTCTTAGAGATTATTTCTACTTACAATACTTTTCAAGACCAAATGAGAAGACAATCTGATTTGACTGAAGTTGCAAATACTTTAGGTGCTATTGTTGAGGCTGCAAAGGAAATGACATTAAGAGAAAGTGGTGACTGGTTTGATAATGTGACTGTAAAAAGAAATATGACTGAATTAGACAAATTAGGTAAATCATTTGATAAGTTCGCTGTTGAAGCAAAATCAATGGATGAAAGATTGCATTCTTTATATGAAGATATGGGTCACATCTTAAATCGTTATTATGAAATCGCTGATATCCCTGTGGATACAATGAAAGAAAGATTAGGTAAAAAGAAATAATTATGATTCGTTTAGGTGGTTTAGTATCTCAAAAAGCATTTGGTAAATTTGAAATGGGTAAAGTAATTTCTAATCCATTTGCAAACGCATTCATTAAAGAAGGGGAAGGTGAAGACCATGAAGTTTCTATGGCAAATAATTCATTAGATACCATTATTAAGATGGCAACTGAATTGAAAGCTAAAATGGGTGAGGATGAAAAAGATATTCCTGCTTGGATTCAAGACCATATTACAAACGCTGAGAACTTCATTTCACAGGCATCATCTAACTATCACGAATACGGAACAAACGAATCGGTAAATGAAGGAGTGGGTAAAGAAGCAATGGGAATTGCTGGATTTACTGGTACTCGTGGAATTGCAGTACAAAAATTTATAGATGATTTCAATTTGAACGCTAAAAAGCTTTTTAACTTTATATCTAAAGGAAAGTTAAAAGATAGAATGGATTTCGCAACAGCAATAAGTGGAAAATCTGGTAACAAATATCAGGGTAACTTTGTAGGTATGTTTGGAGAAGGTACTATAAACGAAGATTCCGAAACAAAGAGATTGGAAATGTTGATTAAAAATTTGGAAGAAACTATTAAACTATTAGTACAACAACTTAAAGATAATAAAAGTTTACCAAGCAACAAAAAAGAAAATATTAAAAAATCAATAGCACTGAACTTAGATTTAATTAACTATTATAAAAAATGGTTAAAAGATTACCAAGCAGCTGCAAACGAATCATTGGTAAAAGAAGATGGCCCTTGTTGGAAAGGATATAAGCAAGTTGGTATGAAAGATAAAGGTGGTAAGCAAGTTCCAAATTGTGTACCTAACGAATCAGTAGTAAAAGAAGATATTCCTACAAAAGAAGTTTCTCCTGCTGAAAAAGCAAAAAATATAAATAATAGAATTAAAGTACTAAGAGCTCAAATAGGTGCACAAAAAGATCCTGTTAAAAGAGCTAAAATACAATCTACTTTAAGAAATGCAATGCAAACCCTATCTAAAAATAGAGGTGGTTCTAATAAATAAATTCTAAAGAAAAGTATAGTTTTTTTACGTTTTGTAAAATTTTATATATTTATTCTTAATAATAACCTATTAATTTAGGTTTTTCTATTGGTAAATGAATACTCTCGTTCTATGAGAAGTGACCAAAACGCCAATCAAAAACATACATTGAAGTCCACAAATTTAATG